TCTCGATGTTAGATGGAGTACCATCAGGTACTATCTCTTCACCGAATAAGTTTTTGAACTGTGCAAAAGTAGTCAACAGGTTAGAGGGATCATTGTACGGCCCCTTAGTAGTTCTAGCTAGAAAGCAGGATATACCAGTCTGTGGTGTAGTCACCAAGACATTGTTATTCTCTACCTTGAAATTTACAAAAGGTGATGTAGGCATGTTTCTTAGTTTATTAGTGTTTATAAAAGTTATAATTTAATACCACAGAGTCTCGTTACAAACTTACTTCTACTGTAGGTGGTGCAGCAGCTAGACTACCCAATGGTATATAAATAGAAGTATTCTCTACATGTTTGGTCTGATTATATATAAAGTTAAGCTCTCCATGATCACCAAGTGTGAATAGGAATATATTTTTATACTCTACGTTTGGTAGTGTGTATCTAAGTTTATTAGTAAACTCTTCACTGATGTTTTCTGCTCTATGTAATACTATACTCTCTAGAGATGATATTATGATAACTGGAGTATTCTTAGGAGCATAGTCTACCTTAGTTAATAGTATAGTAGCTTGATTCGGTCTGGTCCCATCCCATATATAAGCACTTATACCATCTGTTTTAGTAAAGTCAGTTGGAATTTGAGTTACATACTGAGTTACATTCCCAGTAAGGTTTAATTGTATTGATTGTATAGCTTCTTCAGGTATATGTATGATAGCTTCTATACTATCTGTACCTGGTATAGGATTATCTTTAAGCCCAATCAAACATGTTATATCCCTGATAGGTACTAGCTCCATATCAGTAACTTCATCAGGTACAATTCCATCTGATATCTTATATTGATATACATGCTCTAATAAACCATGACCAGTATCAGTGTGATCGTAGTAATTACCAACCTCTAGGTAAATATTTTCTGAAGGAAGTAGTCCACCATTAAAGAAAGATTCTCGGTCATTAAAGTATGGTTTTATATATCCCTGAGATGGTAAAGCTTTATACATAATACTATGTAGTAACCTCATATCAGCTTGTGTTTTTGATACAAGGTGTACATCTATTACTATATCTTTTGTGGTATACCCTGTTTCTATCATACGAGGATTATGCTTAATAGTATCATCAATCTGATACCTTTCCATACCTATTATTCCCGGGTAATAACCTTGTAAATCCAAGGTTATTCTTGGTACCTCTTTAATACCACGTTCCTGGTTATTACCAACACCAAATATGTATACAAACTTACTCAGAGCTTTCTTATCGGCATTCCATCTAGCTTCACCCTGAGGGTAAGGTTGTCCATCTTCATCGAGGTACTCTTCTGGATCTAGTGTAACTCCAGCAGTTAAAGCCACTGACAACAGATTCATGTACATTGACCTCTCCACTATTTCTTCTGAACTTACCATATTAAATCATATACTTTATTAGTTGTCTTTTAATAGCGTTCCTAACAAACACCTTAACTCTCTCTTTACCTCCAGAATTTTGCCATATAGGTCTCCATAAAGGTCTTGGTGGTATATGTCTTCTTGTGGAACCAAACTCTAGTATATTAGCAACTTGTATTAGAGTTAAAGGTTTACGGTTTGACCTATATCTAGCTGCCCATTTCTCAACTCCAGGTTTTAGACCTATAAAGTAACGTGTATAAGCATAAGCTCCACTACCAGCATAAAATACTTTATCAGGCCATACACCTATGTTCTCATAATATTGACCAGTTTTATAGTATATTCTATCATCACCGCCCATAGCCTCTACATATTTTGGACTAAGTGGAGGCCAACTTGCTCCCTTTGGAGGCATCCCACTATCAATACACCTTCTGGCCACTTTCACTATCTCTTTACCCATACGTTCTGCAGCATCTTTCCAAGCTAAAGTTAATATCTTAGGGTTATCCTTCAAAAGTTTAGCTGCTCTTGCAGATTGTTGAGGATCAGAATATATATGTAGTTGACCAAAAGGTGTATCTACATAAGTATTTATCTGGTAATTTGCCATTTTAGATACCTAAGTTTAATGTGTTGTAGTCAGCAAACATCTGTTCGCCCATGTAAGAGATGGCTGATTCATTATAGTGTACGAGGTCACCAGTTCTTCCTGTGAAGTGGTCGGTCATATCAACAACTTTCAAGTAATCATCTTCCAAAGTAAGTGAATCCAATGTGTCATTTATTTGAGAGTAAGCTGCCTTGTACTGTTCATTAATGTAGCCAGTTAAAATTGGAATGTTCTGAGCACCGAAACAGCCTCTAATATATCCCCATACATTAGCAACATCATTCTTATAATACTGGTAATCATTGTTATCTCCATCTGTTTCACCTTGATGCCAAAGGATAGCAATAGGTAATAACGAAATTCCGTTTGCAGTTGCCCAATCCCTTACACTTACTAGTTTATCAATCAACTCTTTAAGAAGTGGTCGACAACCCTCTGGAAAACCTTTAATATTTGGATTCCAAGATGCTTTGACCGTTCCAGTAGTAGGCATCTTATGAATTGGAGTTGCACCAATAGTATGTTTGAGAGCATAGAGTTGTCCTCCGTATTGAGAAAGATATGAATGTGCAAAGTATGCGTCAAATGAATATGTCTGATTTGATGTTGCAGTACTTCCATTAGCAGTACCAGCTCCATTATTTGAAGTAACATTGAAAGTTGAGAATTGCTTCGTTGAGTTATTCCACATATTATAACCTTCAATTCTATAATTAGCAGAAGATAACCAAGATGGAGCATCAGAGGTTGTGCATCTTCCATCAGCATTGCTTTGACCGACAATTAGAATAAAAGGCACTACATTGTCTGGCATCATTCTTTTAGCTGCATCTTTTGCATATAGACTTGAAGAAAGACCGAACGGGCTTTTTGTATAAGCTTTCAATGTTCCAAAGTCGCCAACTGCATTTGCAGGAATGCCGCCTGCAATCATATTTACTTTCTCATTGACTTTAACTGATAAGTAAATTTCATTAGGTGAAATATCTTCTGGTCCAGCAACTCCGTCTATTGTTACACGTTGGCTTGTTTGCACAAAAAGATATGCACAGTCATCTGGAATTGTTATGTACTTTTTAGTTGCAGGCGGAATTAAAATTACTTGTGGTGTTGATGAACAATAGTCTGGTGTACCTGATGGTGATGTAGTAGAGTTTAATGACGCCAAGCAGGCAACTCTTGCACCTACTGATGAAATCTCTTTGGCCTCTACATATAATGTCTTGCCTCTATATGCTTCAGCTGGGATAAATGTACCATAACTATATCGGTCATTTGCAAATACGTTCTTATCGCTAATCCAATAGAGAATTGTCTTGCTCAGGTCAATATCTATATCACGAACGTATTGTATATCAAGTAATGATTCTACTTGTTCAGACATAGGTACTTCAACGTAAACTTCAGGTAACACCTTCGTTATAGGTTGACCAGATGCCCAGTCAGTTAGTCTTATGACAATATAGTTGCAATCATTTGGCACTTCCTTTTCATATTCAACTGATGAAATGATCTCACCAGTCTCACCAGTACAAAATTCAACTGCAGTATTGGCAACCGGAGCCGATTTTAAGAAACATAATCTTGAGCCTCCACCAAATGTTGAAGTTGGAACAATACGTAACGTCTTTCCACGTAAAGACTCAGCATACATTACATAGGATGTCTTTCTACTAATTACCGTTGCTGTCCAAATATTACTTGTTTCACAATAGTATTGCTCAACCGGAAAGCCTACACCAAGTCGTTCCTCAGTAGAACCACCACCACCGCCTCCTGAGATTCTTTCCTCTATTTCAGCTATCTTCTCATCAACAACATTCTTTAATGCGTATGGCAACCTATGAATAGCCCAAGCTCCACTCTTGAATCCAAAGAGTATGCCGAAGTCTTTATATTCTTCACTTGTTAGATCAACCAGTGTCCAACCAGTTACTCCAGATGGTAAGTTACCTTCTCCAGAGGGCACCCAACTTGTTGGTGGTAAATAACAAGCTCCAGTAACACCTTCAGTTTGTCCAGATGGAACATACCA